TCTATATACTGGGAATAACCCCTTGTTGCCGCACACAAACAAAGGGTTATCACATAACCAGTAACCTTCTTTTACTCTTCTTAATACAGAAAAGTATTTTTTATTCTTTTTAAATTCCACTTGTAAGTTCCTCCAATGGTATTAGTGCTAATTCACTAGTGTCGTTATCGCCTCCCATTGCGACTCTACCTCTTCCATATTTTACACTGTGCTTTACCACTTGTTTTAATTGTTTTACTGGCCACATATGTATGCCTACTATATCTCCGTTTAAACTTAATGCCTGACACCACCAATCTGCTTTAGTAGTGTTTAGACCGCTTAACTTACCTCTTGATGATAATTCTATTGCTATGTTACCTGTTTTTTTCCAAGTATCTCTTTCTGTTTTAATTTCCACTTTACCAAGCGTAAGTATTTTTGCTACACTTTGTTCAAACTTTTGTCCAAACTTTAAATCAACATCAAACTTATTGTCATTGTTGTATTTTAAGTTTTGGTATTCTTTTAACTTTTCCACTACGTCTACCCCTTTCGTTTCTATCATTTTAAATATCTCCATATGGTTCTTTTTGAAACTTTGTATTTGCCAGCTAAGTAATTTACTGAATATCCTAGATACTTTTTAGTAAATCTTAACCAAAAAACGTTTTTTATTTTTTTAGGTCTACCTATTTTGTTTGCCATTTAATTTCTCCCAAAATTGTTTGTTTTTTAAGTAAGCTTCTTTCTTTTGTTTATAAGTTTTTTCGTCTAAAGGTCTAAAGCCAAATGATATTCTATTGCAATCTGCATGTGCTGCGTGATAATGCGGTGCTTTAAAATGATTTACTTGCCAACCTTTTTTTTCTTGAATTGTTTTTATACTACCATCTTTTTCTTCATGATAAAAAAAACTGCTATTTTCTTTTTCTACCCATACTATGTACATTCTAGGGTCGCTTGCATTTGCGTTTGTATGCCATCCTAAAAAACCATTAGGTGGTATGTGGAAAATTCCTCTAAACTCCCATATACCACCCCATTTATAGTCTTTAAAATGATTTGCTAAGTATCCACACATTTCTAATATTTTTTTGTTATTTATTATATATTTAAATCTGCATTCGTTTAACGGCAGTTCTCCTGCTGTAAACCCTTCAACAAACCCTTTTTCTACATTATGCTTTACTGCATTAAGTCCTGTTTTAGTTACCTTTAAATATCTTTCTTCGTTATTTACATAGCCACCTAACAATATTTTTGGATAAGGACATTTGTCTTTATTCATAATATTGTTTTTTACATTCTTTAATTCAGATTGTAAATTTTTAGGCAAATCATTCCATGTTACTTTATCTTTTTGCATTTGGAATTTCTTCTCTTTCAAGACCATATGTAGGCATATCTCTATGCGTTACTACTGTGCCATCTCTTTTTTGACTCCATACTATTTTACTTTCTGGGCAAAATCTCATTCTTGATTTACCCCAGTTTCTTTTTCTGTATACCGTCATTTCCACTCCTTGCTTTTTTAATAGCTCTATCTAACTCAATATATAAAGGAATGCCTTTTATAACTCTATCCCCATATATTCTCAATAATTCTTCTCTTGATTTTTCTAATAATTCTAACCATTTTTTAAAGTCTTCTATATATATTCCCATATTCCTCCTATTTTATAGGGCAAACAAGTGATTGACATTACTTATAGCATCCGACTGCTAATAACTTCTAAGCTGTGTATCTGCACACCGATACCGTGTTGTTTGCCCTAATTGTTAAAATATATATCTTATACTTTGCCAACTTGCATTATCTTTTAGCATAGTTTTAAAAGTTTTGATATATCTATCTTTGTAAAAGTGTTTGTATCTTATATTTAAACAGCCATATTCAGAAGTTTTAGGTTCTTGTAAGTCTGGTCTCCATATAAGTTTTTCGTCTTTTACTCCATTTATTATGTTATAATTGTGCATTTCTTTATTATGTGTAAGAAATATACATTCTGCTTTTACTTTGCTCTTTATCTTGTCATCTACTATTTCATCTACTAATTTAAATAACTTTGTATAACCATCTACAAAATCGTCATACATTATTATAGGTGAGTAGTTTACATGTACATCGTATCCTGCTTCGTAAAAATCATTAATAGCCTTTATTCTATCTATAATTTTAGATGTACCTGGCTCTAGTTTATCTGACAATTCTTGAGGCATAATGCTAAACCTTATGCGTATTTTTCTATTCGCATCATACCCCAGCATTTTCTTGTTAACATATTTAGTTGCAGCTGTACCCATTGCTTTATCGTTAGATTTAAAATAGTCAAATAAGTATTCCCAATCGTGATATTTTAAATGCAATACGTAGTCTTCGTTACAACTAAAATCGTATGTGTAATACTTTTCGTGTGTTTGATTAGGTTCTTTTGGCCATTTTATAAGCCATAAATGCCTGTCTAATGCATCTAATATTTCGTGTGTATTTGACGCTATTGTTACACCATTTTTTACATGTCTACGCATATAGCAATATGTGCATTTGTATAAACAACCATAACCAAAACTAGGAGTGATAAAGTCGCTACTCCTGCCTGATTCTCTTATAATCATTGATTTTCTATTAACGTACTCCATATCTCTCCTTTCTAAAAGTCTCTACTTGATAGTTTTCTTAATACATATCTAGACAAACCTTCTGTTTGTTTGCCTAACCATTTTAATAATTTGTTAAATTCTTTGTCTGTTAGCGGTCCTTTTCTTGTGTTGCATCTCATGCATATCATTTGAAGATTCTTATTAGTTGAGTCACCACCCAAAGAAAGAGGGTGAATATGGTCGCAAGCCATATTACTGACAAGCAATATCGTATTGCAATACCTACACTTTTTCCCATAAGATTTATATAATAACTCTCTAACTTCTGTAAGCGACATTTTAAATTCGACTTCATACTCTTTGCTCCTTCTTTTTAATGTTGTTCTTAAAGTAGAAGACTTTTTCATCAGTCGATGAAACACCTTTTTAGCAAAATGTTTATGATGTTTTCTTAGTTTTCTACTAAATTTTTGTTCCCAAATACTTAAGCCTTTAGGGGACTTGCGTCCCCTTTTTGGCTTATTTTTTAACTTAGCTCCACTGATTTTCATATTTTTCAGCATCTTTCTTATGAGCAATAATATTAGAATGTGCAATTTTTTCTAAGTTTAAAGCTCGTAGAGTGTTTCCAAGTTGTTTTTCTAAATCATTTAACCTTTTGTTATTGCTAAAGATTAAATCTTTAAGATTTTTTATTTCATAGTTATTGTTTTTATAACTATAGTTCTTTCTTTTACCAAAAAGAACTCTTTTTAATATTCTACGCATGGTAGACCTCCTGTTCTTTAGTTTTGTTCCAGAATCCTAGTATTAACTGTATTTCGAATCTCCAAAACCCAATTATAATACCTTTTACGATTCCTGTATCATTTGCTGGGTGTATAAACCCTATTTTAAATAGCCAAAACAATTTTATTACTGTTGCTTCGTCTATTGCTAATATTTTAATCATTGAACGCATCTGTTCTCCTTAATCTAAATGATGGTTGCCATTCTACTGCTGTATCAAATAATTCGCCATCTGTGTTTTTAAATAACCTTACTTGTCTTATTGAAGACTTAGGCTGGCCATTAAGACCTATAACCTTTCTTGAGGCATTTTCTATTGCACCTGACCCTTTACCTGCATACAAATCTAGAACTTCGTTTCTACTATACTCTCTACTTACTTGTGATATTTGTATTACTATTAAGTCGTTGTTTACAGCCATATTAGATAATCCGTGTGATATATATTTAATCTTTTCGTATTCACCTCTATAACTAACAGGTGTGTCTACTAAGTCTATATAATCTACAATTACTAATTGTGGTTGCAACTCTCTAACCTTTTCATATATCTTTTCTAAAGTAGGAGATATAGTTTGTACCATAATATGCTCTAGTTCGTCTTTATGCATGTTGTACAACCGTTCATAATTATCGTTTACTTCATCTTTTGATTTATTAGCTACTACTTGTAAATGTCGTCTATGCATATACCAAGAAGATAACTCTAAACTTAGAAACAAGGTGGGTATTTGCCAATCTTTTACAATTCTATTATTGACAAAGTCTACACCTAATGCTAAGTTCTGAGCAAATGTAGTTTTGTTTGAGCCAGTAGGCCCAAAGATAGTTACAAGTTCTCCTGGATATATAGTAGACTCTACATCTAATCCTAATGCTCTTCCTAGATTAATTGTTTTACCACTAAAATCTGTAGTTAAACGTTCTGCTAGTTCTTCTTGCATTGTAGATGCTGATTTAATATCTACTAAGTAGTCTTTTCTTTGAAAGTGTATACATTGTGTTTTGCAATGCTGTACCATAACACTATCTTGGCATCCGTATTTATAGTTTCTATTATAAACATTTTCTACCATTTCCATAATCTGTTGTTCTGGTACGCTTTTGTTATTCCAATGTAGCATACATACTTTAGCATAATGACTTGGTATTCCGTGTCTTTTAAAATGACTTATTATTCTCATTGCTGTTATATGCCTGCTACCTTCGTTTGCTCCTTGATTTAACATTGACTGCACACAAGGTATTATCTTTGTTGGTTCTGATATTTTATTAAATACCCTAACGTCAGGAACTTCTTTGACTATTTTATCTTCAAACTCGCCATTACCTTTAAGCTGATTGTAGGTATAATTAAGACGAGAGGTTTTAGCGAGTTCAAAGATTTCTTCAGGATTATTATTCATTACTTCATTGCGAGTGATAGGTATTTTGTATAAACCAGTTTTTTGATTAGGAGTATGTTGCAATCTGTATATTCCTGTCCTCATATAGATACTGCTATCTATATCAGGCATTAACTTCTTCATAGTCTGTTTAACTATAAAGGGCAAATCATTGCCAGGTTTAAAGTTGAATAAATCTCCTGATAATATGAGGTGGTATCCTGAGCCAGAAAAATAAGATTGAAAGCTCCCACAATCAATATCTGCATCTTCTAACTCAAGGATAATACCTCTCAAAATATCTAAAGTTCTCTCATCACTTCTATCTTGCTTATCTATATCTACAGGTACTTTGTCTATGTATCTAACGCCAAAGAAGTTTTTTAGACTACCGTTTTCTTTGACATACTCAAAGGCTGTATCATCGTATAGATAAACACTTCTATAGACAGGTTCTTCACCTAAGTGATTTGACAATCTATCAACAGGGATAAGTATACCTCTGTTGTAAGGTGTTCCTTTAGCTATTTCGACATATTTCATAGATTAGATAAACCATCTCCTGACATAGCTGGAGCAGTAGCTACCTCATCGCTTAGTTCTTTTAAATAACCTTTAGATTTAAGCCAATCTATATCACTTTGCAGTTTTGCTGTATTTTCATCACTAGCCCAATATACTTTAGGCCATACATTTACATACGATTTTGCTCCTGGTTTTTTAGGTTGCTCTTTGTAAAAGTATGCTAAATATCTGTATGAAGATACAGTTTCAACATCACCATCTGAGGCACCTTTATTTAAATATTCTACTATATTGTCAATCTTAGTGCCATCTTCTGCTTCCCATTCACCTTTTACATTTAGACCTGCAGTACAACCAATAGCATCAAAGAAATTATATAGTCTTTTTAATACGCTACCACCAGTTATATTGCCTGATGCATCTTTTTCAAAAGAACCTTTTATTTGTAGTTTTCTAGTATAGTCACTATGTTCTTGTTTGACTTCTACTTCTAAATATAAGTCAGC